AACTAAAAGCACTATGAAAAGTCGTATGGCTGCTAGAAAAAAAGGTAGAGTATCTGCTAGAAAGAATAAAAGACTTAACAAAGCACTAAGAAAATAAAAAAATAGGGGGGTAAGATGCCTATATTTCAAGGTAAAACGAAGTATAAAAGAAAAGGCTTAAAAGATAAGATTAAGTCACAGATTAGTAATATTAAAAGTAAAAGAGGAGCAGCTCAAATAGGAACTGGAGTTGCAGTAGCGGGAGATGTACTGCTTAATAAAGCTAGAGTTGTAAAAGCTCCAATAAAATTGGCTGCTTGGGGAGCTGGTAAAACAGTTCAAGGTCTTGGTAAGGCTAGAGCTGGTCTTGGTAAGATGAAGAAAGCTGCAACCGATCTTTACAATAAAGGTAGATATGGATCTGGTAAACCTATTAAAGTAGATAAAACATTGCGACTAGAAGCAGGAAAAAAACCATTAGGATTACCTGCAAAAGGCAGTATTCCTAATGTTATAATACCTGAAGCACCAGTACGTACGGGTCCTGTAAAAAGAGGACAAGGCGGATCTATTCCAAAAAATCCCATACGTGTTTTTAGAGGACCCGATAAAAATAGAATAGTAAGTAATAAATTGCCTGGGTGGGGAATAAACACAAAAGTTCCTAATAACCCTTTTAATACTACAGTATTAAAAAAGGGTCCAGGTACTGCATCTGGTACTTTTAAAATACCTAAAGAGGGTAGAATTATAGATTCTAGGATTAATAAGGTTACAGATTCTGCTAGAAAAAGAGCTAAAAATGTAATCAAGAAAGGTCAAGCACTTGCTAAGCAGTATGGAAACTTTCAGGCTAGAGATAAAGCAGCTAAAAAAGCAAAAGATATAATATCTAGAGGTAGAACTAAAGCAACTAAAATAGCTACAGAAATATCTAAACATACAGGTAAAAGTGTAGCATATGTTAAAGCAGTTAATAAAAAGTTGTCAACACCAGCTGGTAAAGCAGCACTAAATGCGGCTTACAAAAGATCTGCTAAGAGAGTTGCAGCATCAGCAGTAGCTTTAGCACCCGTACCAGGAGCTAGGGTAGCATCTGTTGCAATGCATACAGCTATTACCGCTTCTACTGCTAAGGATGTAGTCAATATAGCTAAGGCAGTAAAAAGTAGTTCAGGTAAAAAGAAGTCTAGTAGTAAAACCAAAAGAGTTAAATTTTAATTGGCGATAAAAAGAGTATTGTTAACTAATAATGGAGGCCTAATGGCTAAAGAAAAAAAAGTAGATCTAAAAGCAAATGCAACTCAGGAAATGAATTCATTGGTTGAGCAGCATAATGAATTAATAAATTCAATTCAGGAGCAACAAGGTCGCTTACAGGAAGTAAAATCAATGTTAATAGAAAAACAAGGGTATTTAAAAGCTCTTGAAGATTGTGATACAAATTGCGAGAAAGATGCCTAATTTAAACTTAATAGGCACACTTATTGACAAAGTGTCAAGCAACGTTGATAAATTCACTTTAGACAAACAAGAAAAGGCTGAGCTTATAGCGGAAATAAATAAAGCTCAGCTTGAAGTTAATAAAGTAGAAGCAGGTCATAGTTCAATATTTGTGAGTGGATGGAGGCCCTTTACGGGCTGGGTGTGCTCATTTGCATTGGCCTATCACTTTATTCTACAACCTTTATTAACTTTCGTACTTTACGCTAATGGTGTTGAAATGGTGTTGCCTGTGTTTGACATGGGCACGCTCACTACAGTACTTTTAGGAATGCTCGGGTTAGGCGGAATGCGTAGCTTTGAGAAGGTAAAGAAAAAAAACTAGGAGGACTCTTTGAAAGTCAAGAAACGTGGTATTGTAATACCTGATCAGCACTATCCATTAGAAGATAGAGCTGCAGTAAACTGTGTATTAAAAGCAATAAAATTAATTAAGCCAGATGTATTTGTAAACTTAGGTGATGTTGGAGAGTGGGAATCTGTATCTGCATGGAAATATAAAGATAAAAAGTTACCACCACTAGAATACCAACTTCCTTTAGTTAAAGAAGAAATAAGATTGGTAAATCAAGGATTGGATGAATGGGATGAAGTTCTTAAAGAAATCGGATGTAAAGAAAAGTATTTATTACAAGGTAACCACGATCTCTGGTTGGATAATTTTGCTAATAAATATCCCTATCTTAATGATTACGGTTTTTTTAAAGCATGTAAAATTAAAGAAAGAGGATACAAGTATACAGAGTACAACTTACCAATCCAGGTAGGTAAACTAGTATTCTTTCATGGTGCATTTGCAACAACGTATCATGCGAAAAAACATTTAGAGACTTATGGAGAGAATGTAATGTATGGACACGTACACGACATTCAAAGACATACAATGACAAAGCTTAATAGCAATATTGGAGCTTGGTCTATGGGATGTTTAAAAGATATGTCTCACGAAAGCAACAAGTGGCTAAAAGGTAGGTTACATAACTGGGGTCACGCATTTGCTATTGTTGATTGGTATGACAATGGTGAATTTAAAGTAGAAACAGTAGAGATTACAGACGGAGCAACATCTGTTTGGGGAAAGGTGATAGACGGTAATGAGTGATAAGATAGTAACAAGCAACTCTTTGCAAGGAAATTCATTCCAAGGTACATCAGTAGATGGAGATCGAAGAATGAATAATCTCAAATTAAAGAAAAAGAAAAAGAAGAAAATGAAAACTATGCAGGATATTACAAGAAATGCCTAAAGAAGTATTAAATTTAAATAACTTTAGCGGTGGATTAAATGACAATGCAACACCTAGAGATTTAGGTGAGGGTCAATCTATGGCATTAAATGGTCTTGATATAGAGACTCCTGGAAGATTAAAGACTATGGGATCTGTAGAAGACTATGCATTAGTTTCTAGCACTAATGATGAGATATCAAGTAGTAATATTAATTATGGTAATGGATTATTACACTTAAATCTAGATAGAAGAGTATCTAGTGCAGTAAATACAAGCGATACTGAATATTTATTGATTAATGATCCATCAGCATATAAAATAAGAATATTAGATGTTACTAATAACACACTATTATCTACTGGTAATTACATAATGACATATGGAAGTACTGGAAATTCTAAAGTTGAATATATGGTAATAGATGGAGAAATTAGAGTAAGTCCTTATACTGATAGTACAACCCCTTTTCTTACTACGAATCAAATAAAAAAATTAAAGTTTGTAAAAACTATAAAAACATTAGGTATTGATGTTGGTTCTTTATCGGCTGCACTGGAAGGACCTACTACATATAATAGTTTATATAAAGCAGATTCTGCATATATAGCACCTATTAAAGGTAATCCAGCTGCTGAATATGGGTATCCAGATGGATATGGATATGACATAGAAGGAACTATGGGAACTGGCTCATGGTTTCATCCAGACTATGAATCAGAAGCAACATGTAATACCACTTTTGCTGCAGGAGATATAGACGGTACATTAGAGTATATGATTAATAAATCATTAGATACTACTACAAATTTTTTAGATGGACATTCAGATTGGGGCGATGGTTATGGAGGTCTAGAGTTAGCAATATGGACAGGAGCTACTGTTAATGAAAGTTCTGAGTTATATAATTTTAACTCTTCTGAAAACAATTATGAAATATTTGCATCTAATAAATATGGAAATCAAGAATCGGTAGCAGTTCATATAGGATCTGTAATTAATCAGGCGATTTCAAATCAATCGGTAGATAAAAAAGTTACTATGTACTCTTGTATATTAGGCAGAATACCTAAAAATCCTTTTCAAACAGGTATAAATTATTATTGGTCAAGAAAAGAAGATGGAGAAATAGGACAAAAATATTTATTATATGAAGTTGATTTTGAAAAAGGTTATAGAAAAGGCGGAGAAAAAACCTTTGAACCATTTACAGAGTCTCATTCAAGCTTAACTGGAGATCCAATATATACATCTAATCCAATAGCATACTCTAATACTGTTGATAAAATATCAGGGATTAATAAAAGTATGCTTTCACTTCCAGATTTAGAGCCTTATATAGAGAAAAAAGATACTGCTATAGGTAGAGCAGGAACTGGATATAAAACGTCTACTATCGTAAATAGAAGAGCTTATGTAGGAAATGTTGGCTACTACGATAAGAAGTCAGACGATTCATCTTATATTAAAAATGCTAATGATACTATTATTAAATCTGATGTAAATAGATTTGATTACTTTCCTATTAACAATTTAATAGACGTAGAAATAAATGACGGAGAAAACATTATAAAGTTAGCCTCTGTTGGCGATAAGTTACTAGAATTTAAAGAGAATACCTTGTATGTAATAAATTGCTCTAGAGACTTAGAGTTCTTAGAAGGTGCTTATAAGTATAGAGGAGTATCTAAACCTTATCATGTAGTTGAAGGTGAGGGTTTTGTTGCTTGGGTAAATCAATATGGATTATTTCTATTTGATGGAGAGAAGATGTTAAATACTATCTTAGACGATTCAGGTCAGAAAAAATTAAAAGATTGGGATACAGCTTATTATAATGTAGATAATGTTATAGGATATCTTCCTCATGAACAAACTATATTTATTGGTAATAAAAACGGTAAAATACTTATGTATGATTTAAAATCAGGTGGTTTTTCATATTCATCTAATAAGTTTATGACTAAAGATATCACTAATATGGTTAATACAAATGATGGAAAATTAATATGGTATGAGAAAGACTCTGATGATAGTAATAAATTAAAAGTACACAGATGGAATGGTACACCTGTAGCATTAGATCTCGATGGTGTTATTATGCAAACACAAGAATTTACATTTGGTACTCCAGATATTAGAAAGAAAATACATTCTATTTATGTTAACCATAAACATGGAGCTAACGTAGATTTATATGGATTTGTAGATGGAAACACTACGACCTTAACAAGTTTATTAGCTTCAGGACAAAGCGTTCTAAGTAATGGTAGTTCGTTTAGCACTCAAAGAATACCAGTTTCTAATACAGCTTTTAAGAACATTAGATCTTTTGGGTTAGCATTTAAACATGATGGAGATGATAGTAATTTAGTAAATGCAGGATTTGAAGTAAACGATATACAAATAACATATAGAGAAAAAACTAGAAAATAAGATGGCAGAACAAGCAGAAAAAAAGTTTCAGAATTTAAGAGGTTCAGTTGGTGGATGGTTCAAAAGAGATTCAACAAAGAATTTTGCTAATTCTATTGGCGTAATAAAGCGTCAAATGGAAACACCTACTAAATTATCTAGTAAGCCTACTATTGAGGAAGGTGTAGATGGAGATAAAAGATTAGTTAAGGAAGGTCCTAATAAATATCTCTATATTAAGATGATGGGGCAATGGCTTAAAACAAAGCTTAATGAATCTGATCTAAAGGCATCAAATGAGACGTCTACTAGCACCTCTACGGACACAACTACTACAACGACTAGTTCACCTACGTCTACGAATTTTAACGCCCAATATGACACAGGAGATAGTGCAGATAATTTAGAAGGACACTCTAGTTATTTAATAGCATGCAAGGAAACAGCAAGTACTGGATACCAAGCTACAAATACAACCAAGTATGCATCACCAGACTTATCTAATGGAAGTAAAATGTATACATCTGCTGGTGCTTCTACAGTGTGGACTCCATACGATTTAACATCTTCAAGTAATCCTAATTATCATTATTTTTCTATGGATGGAAGTCCTAAGCTGTTATTTAAGGTTGACTATGAAGGTAATATAACTGGAGTAAGATCTAGAATACCTAGTGATTTAACTGTTAGTGGAGAAACATTAAGTGCAACATCTATTAGATTAACTATAAGTGGTAATTGTGAGATAACAGAAACTGTAAGAATTTATTATAAAACAGCAGCAGCTGGTAGTTTTACAGAGGTAACATCTGCTATAAGCGGGGGAAATCAAGTATCAGACCATAGTTTTACATACGACTTAACAAGTTTATCTGCTAGTACAACCTATAATATAAAAGTAAGAGCAGAAAATGGCGGTACACAAGATACTTCAGGAACTACTACAGATGAAATAAATATTACAACTCCTTCGTCAACACCAAGTTGGGGTACTTTAAATGATTTTACTCTTACAGCCTTTGGTTTAGCTGAAGGATCTGCGGTTCAAGAATATCAAACTGTAGCAAAAACAATTACTATTACTAACGGTACTGCTGCTGCTAATAGCACTACAGTAAGTTTAGTTAAAGACTCTGGAGATGCATTGGAGTATGAAGTAGCTTTAAGCACAACAGGAGATCCAGGTATAGGAGGAACTGCTAATAGTGGAACTGGATATCAATCTAGTAGATCGGTTAATTTAGGAAGTGGAACTTTATATATGAGATTTAGACATAGATTTAAGCTTGCATTCGTAGGAAACGATGCTAATGTTAGTGTTACTTTTGCAAATACGAATGGAAGTTTAGCAAACAAAACAGATTTAGATATAACAATGGTTAACGAAACAGGACCAGGTTAAAGGGGGTTATAATGGGTGAAGAATATTTAAATATTATGCAAGAATATGAAGGTAAAGAAGCATATGAAGTAAGAAAACAAGAAGATAAGAATTATGAAAAAGGATTGTTAGGCTATGCGGGAGGTATCAAGGGATTTTTGGATGATACTACTGCAGGGATTACATTATCATCAAGTGTATCAGGAATGATGGAAGCTATTCCAGATGCATTAGATCCAAGATCTTACACAAAAGAAGGTCAAGTTGAAAAAATGTTAGAATCTGCTGAAGAAGAAGCAGAAGAAGGAATAAAAATCAAAAAACATTTGATAGAAAAAGGGCTTTACGATGAAGACGTGTATGGTAAAATTTATGGTGCACAATATAATAAAGGTGGCTGGGGATCTCCTATGAGCAATTATCCAACTGCCGTAGATAATATAAAGACTAAAATGGCAATTCCAGATCTTAATATTGATTTGTCTGGCACACTTGGTAATACAGGGCCTGTAACTGTTAAACCTCTTAGTGAAGATGACGTAGATAAGAAGTCTAACTCTAATTTGAGTGGAGTAAAAATTCCTACTTTAGGCCCGTCTGGAATATCTTGGAATTTAGCTTCTAGAATTTTTTCATCACTAAGAAAGCAGAGATAGTTGTATGTTTTTATTAAGAAGAAGTTTTAAAGAAAAACTATACGAACATATTAAACTTCGTGAAGGAGTTAAGAATGTTGTTTATTTAGACTCTGTAGGTAAACCAACTGGTGGGATAGGACATTTATTAAACGCAAAAGAAATTAAAAAGTTCCCATTAGGTACTGTTTTAGAAGATAGTTTAATAGAAGATTGGCTTACAGAAGATATACAGACAGCTTTAAAACATGCTAATAATCAATGTTCGTTATTAGGAGTGTATAGTAAAGATTTTAAGATAGCATTAACATCAGTTAATTTTCAACTAGGTGGTAGGTGGATAAAGAAATTCCCATCAGCTTGGAAATGCTTATGTGATAAAAGATATGATGATGCTATAGATGAAATTTTATACCAAGACGTTGAAGAAAAAAAACATTCTTTGTGGTATAAGCAAACACCTACAAGAGTAAAGGATTTTATACAAGCGATAGAAATAATTAAGGAGAAGAAGTAATGCCACAGGATAAAAAAAATAAAAACGTTAAAGATCTACTTTATCGAGGTAAGCTACCAAAAGGACCTAAAAAAGTACCTAACCCTAGATATGAGGGGCCTAAAGAAGGTCCTAAAATAGTTAAACCACTTGGCAAGTATGATGTGAGTGAACATTTAAAGAGATATAGATCTCAAGGATATTCTCATAGCACTGCTCAGTATTTAGCAAATAGAATAAAAAAATCTGATTATAGAAACATACCGAAAGATCAGAAATTTAGAGCGGCTGTTAAAGGGATGCGTGGATCTCAACCAGGACTAACTCCTCTTGAAAAGCAAAATATGAGACAAGAAGAAGCTAATCATGTAGCTGAAACAAAAGCTACTGCAAAAAAAGCGGGAATGGCTTGGTATAGAGCAGGTATTATAGCGATAACAGAAGATTTAGGATTAAAATTTAATCCGTTTGATAAGGAGGAGTAATGAGTGGAATTATGGCAGCAATAGGGGCAGCAAATCCAGCAATAAGTGCAATAGCTGGAGTAGCTGGGTTCTTTACATCTTATAAAGAAAGAAAAAGAGCCAAAAGAATGCGTAGAGCACAAAAGAAAAGAGCATTAAAAACAGAAAGTCGTTTATTCGGTGCTGCAGAAAATGTAGTCAAAGATTTTGCAGTGCAAAGAGGATTCCTTTCAGATGAGTATTCTATGGGTAAAAAAGAAGGTATCTTAGGGTATGGTCAACAGTTAAGAGATTTTCAAAATATGTCAGGACAGCAAGGATTTGCAAACTCTGGAGCTATGGGACAGATGAAAGATGCAATAACTACGCAATATAATATGGGTCAAGAAGAAATGGGATTAAAATATGACCAAGGAGTTTATGGAATTAATAGACAAGAAGAATCAGAATTAAGAGACATACAAGGAAGCTTATATGAACTATCTGGTATTACAGGTAGCAATAAAAGCGTTTTAGATATGATAACAAAGACAACATAGTAGGGGGAATACATGTCTTACACAACAGATACAATAGAAGCTTTTGCTAATTTATTATCTGCAGTAAAGGAATTACAGCCAGATCATTCTGAGGCACAGAAGTTAGCAAGCAAACTTATAACAGATAATGCTAACGCAAAACAAACTGCGATAGGTGCAATAGAAGGAATGAAATATAAAGCATATTTAGATGCACAAGCAAAAGGTAATGCCTATGCAATAGAAATGCTAGCACAGGTAGATCCAGTAGCTCCAACAAAGGAAAGGCCTTATAGAGAAATGGGAAAAGGTGGTCTATTAACCGATGGAACACAACTACCATTTGATATATTACAGGTACTTTCAGATGCTGATGAGTATTTTGATACAGTAGCTTTAAATCAAGAAAAAGATAGTGGAAATGCAATGAAATACTTAATGTACACTGGAATGAATAAAGACAGTGACGCTTCTAAGCAATTACTATCAGAAGCTACGGCAGACTTGAAAGCTATGATGGAATATAGAGAAGGGTTATATGAAAAATCCGAAACATTACAAAATATATCAGATGGTCAAGACAATCTTTGGGATCTTATGCCTATAGTAGGGTCACGTAAAGAGATTGCATTAGATAAGAAAATTGATAACATTATCGATAAGCAACAAGCATTAGTTGATATGCTTTCAAGTGACGCATAAAAATAATGAAAAAAATAAATACTCAATTACTATATCTTGAGGATCTATTAAAAAACGAAGTCATTAGGCCAGAAGAATATCTTCAGCGTATTGAAGTTGCATATAGAACAGATCCTACATCTTTCACTGAAGATGAAGTAGACTATATAGAGAAACAATTTAAGCGTGTTGATATCCCCTTTCAACGTGACTTAGAAGCTTCTGACGCAAATTTACTTTCCACTATGAACCAATTCGTATCTGGTTTAGCTGAAGGTTTTACTACTCTAGGTTGGGCAGATGATCCCGACACAACAGCCGAAGGTATTGCAAATAAACTAGGACATTTAATAGGTTTTGCTCCAGATGTTATAGCAAGTTTCTTATCTATGGGAACTTATTTACCAACAGCAGTTGCTAAAAGAGTTACTGCTAGAGGTGCTGGTGCTGTAGCTGGAGGATTAAGTCTTGCTGGTAAGAAAGCAAAAGAAAAAGGACTTGGATTAATAGTTAATCCTAAAACTTTTGGTTTGCAATCAATACCTATGAAGGTAGCTGATACGGTAATGGATAATATCAAAGCCTCTTTTGGCGGTTCTTCTCTTCTTGCTACAGAGTTTGTAGGTAAAGGTTTATTAACTAGTAAGAAATTTAAAAATATAGGAGAGCAAGGAGCTCATCTTGGTATTGCATTAGGATTCTCTGCATGGAAAGACGGTCCTAAAGCTATGATTGAATCTGGCTTACATGGTGCTGCAGCTGGTGCATTATTTGGTGGTATAGGAAACTATGTTAATATTTCTAAGTTACTTGAAAATCCTGCTACTAGATCAGAGGGTTTAACGATAGTAAAGGGTGTAGCTAATAAAGTAGCAGATACTAGAAGATATGAAGAAGGTATGCAGATGCTAGCTAAAGGTACTTTAGGGTCTCTTGCACAAGGTGGGTTAGCACGTTCACAAGGAGCACCATTACCTGAACAAGTATACGAATATATGTTAGGATTTTTCTTTGGAGCTACTGCTAAAAGTGCAGGGTTCTTAGATAGAACTAGATATATTAACGACTTAAGACTTCCTTCAGATCCTATAACAGATTATCAAGCAAGAAAACAACAACTTTATAAAGATGAAAGATTTTTAGCATTAGAGAAAGAAGATCAGGCTTATATAGAAAGACATTTAGATATTCTTACTACTGAACAACAAGGTAAGAAATTTACAATGGATACTATTCTAGGTAAACAATTTAGAAAAGTAGCACAAGAACAAGGATTTGATATAGGAAACTTAACACCTGAAAATGTAAAAGAAATACATACTCAAATACAAAAAAACGAATCTGTTGATGTACTAGAACCTATAGTACCAATAGAAGTTAAAAAAGAATCTGTTAATGATAAAGATGATTCCAAGATTCCAGGTCCCCCAAAAGAAGTTATAGCAGACGAATTTCTAGGACAAGTAAATCTTAGTTTAGCTGAACTCCAAGAAATAGTTGCTACTAAAGACTTAAATGAAGTAGGTGCTGTTAATAATAACTATCTATCTACTATATCAGATAAAGTATTATCTAATAATCCTAAACTAGATGTTACTCAAGTTAAAGTAGGAGTAGATTCTTTAGCTAGACAACACTTAGAAGTTGTTAGACAAGGTGGTAAAGCAGATGTAATGTCTTTCATAAAAGAAATTGGTGCTAAATATAAACTAGATCAAACTGAAATAACTTCAGACAGAGAACTTGTTAGACAACTAGGTTCATATCTACAAATGAAATCACAGGTTTACTCTAGACCTAGATATGAATTAGATTTAACGACAAATGATAATGCAATATTTAGAGTACAACCAGATGTAAATATAAAAGGAACTTCTTTAGGACATGCAAGGGGTAAAAATAAATACAATTATACATTTGGAGAAGTAAGAGTACAAGTATCTGACGCTTATGTAGTAGAGCAAATCTATAAATGGAGAGGTGGTAAAAAAGAAAGAAAGGTATTTAATAGAAAGAAAATCCTTGACTGGTTTAATGATCCACAAAAAAAGAATGAATTTGTTCAAATATTAAATAAAGATTTATTGTTCAAAATTAGAGAGCAATTAGCAAGCAGAGATAAGTATATATATGGTGGTGCTAAAGATAGTGGTAGTCTTATTATACATAAGTTTGCTATGCAAAGTACTAACAAGGCTTTAGATAATTATATGTCTGAAGGGTCTCAAAAAGAATTAATAAGAAGATTAAAAAAAGATGGATATAAATATAAAGATAATATGATAGAGGCAGAGGTAGTTTCAAATTGGATTTATCTTCTTAGAGAATCTGGATATATTAAAAATACAGATAAATTAACAACTAGTTTCTTAGAAGGTAAGATAAAAGAATACCAAAAAGATTCCTTATATGCTGATGTACAAAAGTTTAATAAATATAATAATATGGCACAGGGTACTAATGTAAGACTTATAGATAAAGACTATGAGGATGTTACAAGAAATGGATCTTGGAACTTTTTAGCAGTGAATGACTTGCCTAGTAAGTTTAAAATAGGTAATGAAGCTTCTGAGTCAGGTACTGATGCAGTAGTTTATCAAGCCCATAAATCATTTGATGCTGTAAATTCTAGACAATTTAGACCAGAGGGTAATGGGTTCTTAAAGTATGTGGGTTATAAAGCCCCTGAAGGTGGTATAGGGAACATATTATTAAAAACTGGTACATTTAGAGCAACTAAAGCTATGAACGAGTTTATGGAGGCAAATAACATAGATTTTATTGCCTATAAAACAGCTACTAAAACACAGGTAGGTTTAAAATATAACGACCTTACTTATAATAATGGAAAATGGGGAGCTAAAAATCCTATAGAAACATTTTCAATGAGACCTAGAGAGTTATACTTAGACTATGGAGTGTTCGAACAACCGAGTAAAATTTATAAGAGTCCAAACTTTTTAAAACAAATGATTGACAAGATAAACTCTGGACAGTTAGGAGATACTCTTGCAAAAGGTTTTTATAAAGACTACAATGCTTTAGTTGATAAGAGTCTTGCTGGTAAGGAAGAAACTAATATAAGATTTGAAGAAGCTTTAAACACTGGTCAGGAGATTAAAGGTGATTACAACATAAACAATGTTTCTATGAAACTTTTAGATCAGCAACTTCAAGATTGGGGAACTCCATTAGGTAGAAATGTTGTCAAGAAAATATTAGAGAATGGTAGAGATATTTCAGAGCTTCTTGGAGAACCTGGTGAAAGCTACAATATTAAGGAACAGATATTATTGTCTCATGAAATGGCTGATATGTTAAGATTAAACAATTA